AAACAGCTAATAGACTAATAGAAGTAATAGAATGGAGGTGAAAGTCTCTAGAACAGTGGATAGTGGTGAGTGACGAAAGTAATAGAAAAACTATTAGTTATTAGTTACGAGAGAGAATATAAGGAAAGAGGCCACGAGAAAAGTTTTCTTTTTATTAAAAAAGATTAGATATATAAATTATACTTCACCCAGTTGAAACACTCGGAATGACTGGATGAAAGAACTCAAGTACACCCCAATGGTTCCTACAGACGATGGTAACGGCTACCTTGACCCCGAAGGTAAGACGTGGCAGGAACTCAACTCGAAACAAAAGAAGTTTGTAAGGGAGTACGTTAAAGGCCAGAACGCCACCGATGCCGCTGTTAAAGCGGGCTACACCAAGAACCGCAACGCTGCGAAGCGACAGGGCAGTGTGTTACTCAATCACAACCCACTAGTGCGAAACTATCTGATTGAGCAGGAGATAGAGGCCGAGGAAAGAGAAAAGATTTCCATGGAGAGCCATCTATCTGCCCTCCACGATCTGAGGGAGGAGGCGAGGGACCAAGGACAGATTAACGCAGCCATTACGGCAGAGATCCACCGAGGGAAGGCAGGGGGACTTTACATCGATCGACGGGAGGTTTTGACCGCTAAGATCGACGGACTAAGCAAGGACCAGCTGATCGATCGACTGAGCGACTTGATCAGCAAACGAGTACCACGGACCATTGAGGGAGAAGTGATTAGTTCAGGTTCCAGTTAAACCAGAACCCAAACCAAGACCCACGGGTCTGCTCTACGTTTGCGTCTTTGTTATAACAAGCGTTCGTTACCTTGTTGCTCTACTCGCTCGATCAATCGCTCTACTCTACTCTACTCGCTCTACTCTACTCTACTCGATCAATCAATCGCGCGCCCGCCACCCACCCTCCCACCCATTCATTCATCCATTGATTGAGTGAGTGATTGACCCAGCGGCGGCGATTTTAACAAGCGTGCGAAAGTTTGTTAGATTTGTGTCCGGCGTTTTGTTATTTGTTATGTGTGCGTTTGTTTGTTATGTGTGCGTTGACTTGTTAAGTTTGTGTCCAGCGTTTGTTTACTTGTTAGTCAGTAGTAACAAAAAAGCCCACACACGGTGGGCTGATTTGTTAGCTAAGTATTAGCTACGCTTATTGACTAGGTTTAGCCGCGCTTTGTAATCAGTAGCAGTTAAGTGTTTCTTGACTTCCTGCCTAGATTCCTTAGTTTCACCGGTTTTAAGGTTTTTGTAGGTGTAAATAAATTTACCCTCTAACACTTTATCAGATGTATTAGTTTGTGGTCTTGTTTCAATAACACACATTGTTTGTATGTTCTTGTCACTAACCTTAGCCTCACCGGGTACTAAGTCATTCTCTAAGCAATAAGCCATGTAACCCCAATAACAACATTCCGTTAAGAAAGGCCAGTCAATATTACCGGCCTCATTAGGATCAAAACAGTTAAGAGTGCCGCCACTATTTGAATCACCGCCGCCTTTACGCGATCTTGACAAGTTAGCAAACTGTTCAAGGCTTGCTTTTTTTCTGTCAATGTTTTTGATTGCTTGTTTAACAGTAATGTCTGTGTTGACTTGCTTGTCAGCTACATTTGAGTTAGCCATAATATTTATCCTTCTAAAAGATTAACAAGTGAGTTAACGCTAACAGGATTGCCAACGTTAACTATTATACATGACGCATAGACAGGCACACTCTCACCGTCAAGTGTGAAAACAAGTTGCCCAACGGTTAATAATCTCGCGTGGCTAGTGGGAACTTTGTGCGTCACCCCGTGACCCCATCCCCGCACCTACGAGCGCGATTAACTAAACTAATTATAAGCCTAAACCTATGCGCTGAGCAATACCTAAACCTACCTTAAAACCTACCTTAAAACCTAACCTAAACCTATGCCTAATGTACTGTGTGTGTTGGCTTGTTAGTTAGTTGTTGCCCAGGTGCTAACCGTGTGTGTGTTGGCTTGTTAGTTAGTTGTGTGTGTTGGCTTGTTAGCCGGAGGGGTATACCCCCAAAAGGGCGCGTCTTTACCCGCCCCACCACCCCAGCTTGGATCGCGATCCTTTTTCCCTGATACTTTTGCTACGGGTCCCCAGACCACAAATTTTTCGCAAATTTTCGTGGGACTCCTACCTAAAAATTTTTCGCGAGATTTTTTTAGAGCGTTGCGCATGACGTGTGGAAAGAGTTACGATTCGGCATTGAAAACCCACGGAGCGGTTTATGGCTGACGAATCATTTGATATGCAAGCAGAGTATGAGCGAGAGGCGATGTCTGGCCTCCGCACTTTGTTTGATTTTGCAGGTATCCCCACACAAGCGGATGAAGTTTCATTTTACACACAGAACATTCCCGCTGGATCGTTGATGGAGGGATTAACGGGTGGTGGTTTTAGTGCGGGGTTAAGCGCGGTAGGAGAAGCGGAGCCGATGGATATTGAGGCGACGTTAACAGAATACGGAGTCTCACCTGAAGTGGCTGGACTGGGCGCGTTAGCGGCAGGTGCGATGAAGGGCCGTGGTAAGGGTATATTTGATATGTTGGGCGACGCACTAGACCCGTCGACAATTAGAAAGTATGACGACAAAGAATTTATGGATTTCCAGAAAGGTTCGGAAGATGTCTTAGGTAGTTTAAGAAGTGACCGTGATCAGGAGTGGTGGGATTCACCGGAAGCGGATGATTTAATTAGAAGAGAGCAGTGGGAGCGTGCACGCAAGATGCGCGACGACCCAGGAGTTGCGGATGAATTAGCCTCGGGCGGTCGTCCAGGGTTGTACGCAAATATCAACGCGAAGCGTAAGCGTATAGCGGCAGGTTCTGGTGAGCGGATGCGAAGCAAGGGTGAGGAAGGCGCACCGACCGCTGAGAACTTTAGGCAAGCTGAGAAGACTGAAAAGAAAAACATGGGCGGTCGTCCAGGAACGCGGCGTCGCAAGAAGATAATGGTGCCTTCTAGTTACAAGGCTGGTGGTCAGGTGTTCCAGAAAGGTTATTACGGAAAGACATACAAGTGAGTTCTGAATTAGCGGAGGTCTCTAAGTTTGAGTTAGCTCGAAGAGATAAGTTGTCTGCTGTACAGAAGGTCATGATGGATGTACTAGTGAGGCATCCGGACGCTGAAATAAAGCCCATGGTTAATCATTATTTTGCGCCACAAATATACATCAGAGAATTTTTAGGACCGAAGGATTCGATCATTATGAGCAAGGTTCATAAAGAACCGAATATGTTCATTTTAGTCAAAGGTCATGTGAAGATTGTTTCAACAGCACAGAAAAAAGAACAGGTGGATGTGTTCAAAGACTTCGCGATCTGCACTACCCCTGCTAATACAAAACGGGTAGGCTACTTTTTAGAAGACACCGTAATATTAACAATTCATCCGAATCCGGATGATTCACGAGATATTGAAGAATTAGAATCGCGTATTGCGATTGATTCATTTGAGGAGAAAACAGCATGAGTGTTTTATGGGTTGGGGTAGCCACTAGTGTAGTGATGGGAGCTGCTAATATGGCGGCGGGAAAGAAGCGTGCTAAAGCACAAAACGAAGCAATGAAAGAAGCTGCATACGTTGAAGGGTCTGCCCCGATTATTCCTGACTCGAATCAATTAGAGATTGAAACAATAGGCGATGCGCCATCCGGTGCTGAAGGTGCTGCGCCAGATTTCCGAGAAGCCTTGGAAGGTTCTTACGGAGGTGGTATATACGACACGCAAGAGTTTGGAAGTGGTCCCCAACAAGAGATACCCCCTGAGCTTGAAGAATTATTAATGATGCAACAGTCCTCAGGACAAGATCCCACTAACGTACAGTTTGCGAACAGTGGTGGTCCGGTTGGTTTACCACAGGACGTGTATAACTTTCCTGTAGAAAAAATTAGCCAGATGCAGATGGACGTAGATCCTGGGGTCAGGAATGTCGGCAATGCGATGATGGCGCAGATGGAGGCGAATCCTGGAATGGGGATGGTTGGTGCGTCAGCAGCGGATATTGATCAGATGGCTGCGGGTGGACCAGTACGCCCAAAAAAGTATCAAGATGGTAGTGAGGGTGGTCTTAGAGGTTATCTGTCTATGGACGAGATGCCGGAAGACGCCACCGAATATGATAAGCAAATGCAGCGTGAGCTGATTGCTACCGAATTAGGGCGTAACAATAACATAGTCGAACTATTAGATCTTTATAATTCAACAGCTCCTTCAAAAGAATCTATCTTTTCAGAAGAAATACAATATGTAGAAGATCCTGAGACGGGAGACATTATACCGACTATGAGAGGGTATATGTCCCCTCTTACCGGTTCTTCAAGAGAGTTTTATCAGAGCTTACAAGATGTTGAACAAAGCACACAAAGCGGAAAAGCGTTAACTGATCGCGATAGAGAAATGTTGGGATTACCTATGGCCACGGGTGGCCCAGTACAACCTCGACGGTATGATGATGGCGGTGTAATTCAGGAAGCAATTGTAGACACAGTCACAAACCAGATTCCTGGGGTTTCACAAGCTAAGATTTTACAGGCTATTAAACAAACAGATGACCCAGAAGAAAAGCGCAGACTTGCGCGACAGTTAATTCCTGGATATGGGTTAGGTGAAATGGGTGCTCAAGGAGTAAAGGCACTGGGTAGAAAGATTAAGGAAAGACCTCGTATGCGGGCGTGGCGTGCCAGACGACGAGGAGAGGGAATTCCTGAATTTGGACGAAGATGAGTGATATCCTCAAGGATCTAAAAAACGTAGACCTCTCATTCTTAGCTAAGAATGAAGCAAAAGAATTTACACTCCTATTAGAAGAACTTGAAAAGCGGGAGCGCAGAGAAACTTCTGCAGCCAGCTTTATTGACTTTGTAAAAATTATCTGGCCTGAATTTATTAACGGTGATCACCACCGTAAAATGGCACAGGCGTTTGATAAAATTGCCGATGGTAAATTAAAACGCCTTATTATTAACATGCCACCCAGACATACAAAGTCTGAGTTTGCATCACACTTGTTTCCTGCGTACTTGTTAGGAAAGAATCCTAAGTTAAAAATTATTGAAGCAACGCACACAGCTGACTTAGCCATTAACTTTGGTCGTAAGGTGCGTGACTTAATTGATACTGAGGAATACAGCGAGATATTCCCACAGACTGAGTTGAAGGCTGACTCACGAAGCGCGGGTAAGTGGTTGACTTCGCAGCGCGGTGAGTATTATGCATCAGGTATTGGTGGTGCACTTGCAGGTCGTGGTGCTGATTTGTTTATTATTGACGACCCGCACTCTGAGCAAGATGCGTTTTCTGATAAATCACTAGACGAAGCCTACGAATGGTTTATGACGGGTCCCCGACAGCGTCTTCAGCCAGGAGGTGCCATCGTTATTGTGATGACTCGTTGGTCTAAGAAAGACTTAACGGGTAAGTTAGTCAAGAAAATGATGCAGGATAAGAACGCAGACCAGTGGGAGGTAATTGAGTTCCCCGCAATCTTGCCATCGGGTAAGTCGTTATGGCCAGAATTTTGGAAGTTAGAAGAACTTGAGTCTATTAAGGCTTCGGTTCCCCCTTCGAAATGGGCAGCTCAGTACATGCAGCGGCCAACCGGTGAAGGTATTTCTATCATTCCGAAGGATTGGTTTAAGATTTGGCCAAACGAAAAGCCTCCCTCATGCGAATATTTGATTCAAAGTTACGATACGGCGTTTTTAAAGTCTGAGCGTGCTGACTTTACAGCCATAACTACGTGGGGTGTGTTTTATCCGGAAGGAAAAATCAACGATGAGATGTATGCGGGAGGAGAAGCCCACATTCTTTTGATTGATTGTGTAAAAGAGCGGCTAGACTTTCCCGAGTTAAAGCGTGAGGCGATGCGTCTATACGAGTATTGGAGTCCTGATGCAGTTATTATTGAAACAAAAGCATCGGGTATCCCACTAACGCAGGAATTACGCAGATTAGGTATTCCAATTAACACCTATTCACCGAACAAAGGACACGATAAAATCGCAAGGCTTAATTCAGTTAGCCCGATTTTCCAAGATGGCAAGGTTTGGGTTCCAGAAAACCGGTGGGCTGAAGAGTTAATGGAAGAAATTACAGACTTCCCTAACGGAGAGCATGATGACTTGGTGGACTCCACCACATTAGCGTTAATACGCTTTAGAAACGGGGGATTTTTGCGATTAGCGTCAGATTACGACGACGAAGAGGAATACTACCCGAAAATCCGTGCATATTACTGATTTATTCTTGAATTAAAACGAGGTATCTTTTCGCGCTATGGCTGAACAAATCGAAATTGAGGTAGGTCAGGATCCTTACGAGGAAGAAACCGTTGAAGTCTTTATAGACGAGGACGGACTAACTGCTTTTGGCGATGAGTTTGACGAAGATTATGAAATCTCGTTTGGCGAAAACATTGCTGAGGTGATGGACGACTCCGCGTTAGGAGAACTTGCTTCAAAAATCACATCTTTTTACCATGAGGACTTAGAGTCCCGCAAAGACTGGTACGAAACTTTTCGAGACGGTCTTGATTTACTTGGTATTAAGACAAATACCCGTAGCGAACCCTTCGAAGGTGCGAGCGGGGTTTATCATCCACTATTAGCTGAAGCTGTAACGCATTTTCAAGCGCAAACTTACCGCGAGTTACTGCCCGCAGGGGGACCAGTAGACACAAAAGTGATGGGCGTCACCTCCGATCCAAAACTTGAACAAGCAAATCGTGTCAAAAACTTCATGAACTACCAGCTTACTTATAAGATGGAAGAATACGATCCAGAAATGGATCAAATGTTGTTTTATCTCCCCTTAGCAGGATCTGCTTTTAAAAAGAGCTATTATGATCCCTCTGTGGGCAGAGCAGTTTGCCGTTTTGTTAAAGCTGAAGACTTAGTTGTCCCATATACCACTACCGATTTAGCTACAACACCACGAATCACTCATGTCATTAAGATGACAGAAAATGATGTGAAGAAATTACAGCTATCTGGGTTTTATCGTGACATTGATATGGGATCTCCTTCGTTTGTTGGACAAAGCGATTTAAAAGATAAGATAGATGAGCTCGAAGGAGTGGATCGTTCGGGTGGCGATGACGAATTTACGTTATTAGAAGTTCATGGTGAGTTTGATTTAGAAGGTTTTGAGGATAAAGATAAAAACGGTGAGCCTACTGGGTTGGCGTTGCCATATATAGCGACGGTCTGTTTAGATACGAACGAAGTTTTGTCAATTCGGCAGAATTATGACCCGACTGACCCAATGCGTAAGAAAGTTGAATACTTTACGCACTTTAAATTCCTTCCAGGATTAGGATTTTATGGATTTGGCTTAATCCACATGATTGGTGGCGTAACTAAATCCGCTACTGCAATATTACGGCAGTTGATTGACGCAGGAACGCTTTCAAACTTACCGGCTGGTTTTAAATCCAGAGGATTAAATATACAACGGTCTGATGATCCTATACAACCAGGAGAGTGGCGTGATGTTGACACTCCTGGAGGCGTTATTCGGGATTCTTTCTTGCCGTTGCCTTATAAAGAGCCAAGCGGTACGTTAGCACAGCTATTAGGCTTATTAGTTGAGTCTGGTCAGAAGTTTGCGGCGGTAATGGACCAAGGAACTGGGGATGGCAATAGTCAAGCTCCTGTAGGTACTACTGTTGCAATGTTAGAGAAAGGCCAGAAGGTTATTTCTGCAATACATAAGCGATTACATTACGCACAGCGAAATGAATTCAAAATACTGAAACGAATCTTTGGAGAGGTGCTTCCTCAGGAATATCCTTATCAAGTACAGGGCGCAGATCAAACTGTTTTCCGTGAGGACTTCGGCGATAACGTAGATGTTATTCCTGTTTCGGATCCAAACATCTTTAGTACGACTCAGCGGATTATTTTAGCACAGACCCAGTTACAGATGGCACAAAGTGCACCTCAAATACACAACATGAGAGAAGCCTTTCGTAAAATGTATTTGGCGTTAAACATTCAAGATATTGATGACTTACTTCTTCCTGAATTCGAACCGATCCCGAAAGATCCTGTTCAGGAGAATATGGATGCGTTAATGAACGTTCCATTAAAAGCATTTATCCAACAAAACCACGATGCGCACATTCAAGCGCATATGGCGTTTATGCAAAGCCCGCAAATACAGCAAAACCCACAGGCTATGTCAGCATTACAGGCCCATATCCAAGAACATCAAGCCTTGAAGTATCGTATTCAAGTTGAAGAGATGTTAGCGCAGCAAGGTATCCAGTTACCACAGCCTGGACCAAACGGGGAGCTACCACAGTTACCCCCAGAAATGGAAAACCAAATTGCGATGGCAGCAGCTCAAGCAACGCAGCAAATAACAGGTCAGGAGCAAGCACTAGCGCAAGCGATGGCCGCTCAGCAGCAAGATCCGCAACGCGAGATGTTCCAAGAGCAGATGAATTTGGAATACGAGAAACTGTCTCAGAAAGACAGAGATTCTCAGATTAAGGCAGACCTTGCACTAGAAAAACTTAGTTCTCAAGAAAGACAAACAGATATTAAAGTTGCTGCTAATTTACAAGAAGCTGAAATGCAAAATGAGAGAGACGTAGATTCTAACTTAACTGAGATTGCGAAAGTTGTTCGTGAATCTAGAGAACAGGAATAGGTGGCTTATTTATTAAGCAACATACCTCACTTTAACACATGGATACGAAAGGAATTTACACACAATCATTTGGATTACCACGGAGAGTATTTACACGCAGTTGTTTTTGCAGTAAACACTATTCCAGATAGGTGTTTATCTTTTCAAGTAGTCTTTACAGGGTTTGAGCTTGATGCGGAGGAAGATGCAGAAAATATACACGGTGGTGCGATGTGGGCTAGGATGCCGATTACCGCACTCGTTGCAGATTCTGTTTTAGAAGAGATGCCAGAACCAATGCCAACACATTTAGCGCAACCATGGGACTGCAGTTCTTACGATCACGCAGTTATAAAAATGGATCGTGTTTCTTCTAGTCCTTGGCTTTGTAAAATAGATGATGAGTTCCATACGGGACGTTATCTTTTTACGGTTGACTACACTGGTAATGATATCGCTGATGATCCTGCACAACATAAACAAAGTCATGTAATAGAGCTTACTGATGCAGGAAAATGGACAGGTAATATTGTAGCACTGCCTAATAACCGCGTAAGAGCAACTAACCCAGCATTATGGGAAACAGGTTCAGGTGCCCCTGACTTTTATCCTAGCCAACATTTACACAGTGCAGAAATAGACGACAGTTATATGGATCCTAAAGTTACTTTCAATAATTTATACTCAGATGGAGAAAAGAATGAAGGGTAGAAAGAAAATGCCTAAGATGATGAAAAAAGGTGGCGCGGCTAAAAAGAAAACTAAAAAGTCACCTAAGATGATGAAGAAAGGAGGCAGAGCTAAATGAGGAGATACAACAGAGACTACCCTAAGCCTAGTTCTCAACCGAAAGGTGTGAAGGTAGAACCTATGAGTGCATCTGCGGAAGGCTTTGCACAGGCTAAAGAAGTAACCGCTGGAAAAGTAATAGACGGTAAAGAAACTAAAGTAAAAGGCGGTGGTGCTGCAACGAAAGGCTTAAACTTTTACAGATACATAACTTAATGGACTATATCAAGTTTTCGGAGCATTTGCTCCGCAAAATGCGAGAGAGGCAACAAGAGCTTTCGCAAACACTGGCTTCGGGCAGTGCACAGGATTATTCTCACTATGTGAGGATAGTAGGCGAAATATCAGGTTTAAATTTCGCTGAACAAGAAATCGTGAACCTGCACTCTAAAATGGAAGAGATAGATGACTGATACTGTACCAGACCGTGTTCTAAATTTTGGATCTGACACTGAGAAAGAAGAATCTCAGATCACTCCTGAAAACATAGAAGCACACGCAGACAAACTTCCCGTACCTACGGGATACAGGATTTTAATCCTGCCTCACGAGCCTAAAGCCACTACTAAAGGTGGAATTATGCTTGCAAAGCAAACTCTCGAAAAGGAACGAATAGCTGCGATTGTAGGTTTAGTCGTTTCTGTTGGATCAAGCGCCTATGCGGATAAGGAAAAATTTCCAGATGGGCCTTGGTGTAAAGAGGGGGACTTTATAATCTTTGGACGCTATGCAGGGGCTAGGTTCAATATTGAAGGCGGCAGTATGCGGCTTTTAAACGATGATGAAGTGCTTGCTGTAATAAACGACCCAGAAGACATTCTGCAATAATATGGAGTTATAGCTGTGGCTGAACAAACTATAGAATTAGATCTTCCTGAAGGGGAAGTAGACATTCACGAAGCGGATGTGATTCAAGAAAGCACTCCTGACGTGGACACAGGCGATCAAACGATCGAAGAGTCTCAACACACTGAAGAAGTAGACGAATACAGTGCTGGTGTTAAAAAACGTATTGATAAGTTAACTTATCGAATGCGCGAGGCAGAAAGGCGAGAACAAGAAGCAATTAAATTCGCTCAAAATGTTCAAGCTGAAAACCAAACACTTCAGGGCAAACTAACTTCTTCAGATACAACATTAGTTAATGAATATGACGCTCGCGTTAAGTCTGATGCGGAAAGAGCTAGAAAAGCTCTTAAAGAAGCACAGGAACTAGGTGATGCGGAAGCGATAGCCTTAGCTACAGAAGCGGTTGCTAAAACTTCATTAGAAGCGCAGAATGTTCAGCGTTTGCAAAGACAACAAAAGGTAAGAGCTGAAAGGCCACCTCCTGCTCCGCAGCAGCAAGCCCCACAGCCCCCACCTCCTTCGATAGATCCTATCACGGAAGAATGGGCAGAACGAAATAAATGGTTTGGGAGTGATCGGGTAATGACCCAAGCTGCTATGGATATTCACGAAGAGATGATCGCCGAGAATAACCAAAGAGGGCAGCTGGTTTGGAATCCACAGTCTCCCAGCTATTATAAAGAGGTTGATAAAAGGATGCAGGAATATTTCCCGCAAAAATTTGATCAAGCACAACCCGTGCAACAATCCGCTGTTGCTGGGCCTAGCCGTGGGGTTGGGTCTCCTAATCGCGGAGCACGCAAAGTTTCACTCTCTCCTTCACAGCAAGCAATTGCTAAGAGGATCGGGGTGCCGTTAGAAGAGTACGCAAAATATGTATAGAGGAGATAAAGAATGACAGATCGAACTCCTAGATCTGCTGATACACGAGCAAAGAAGGCTCGCAGAAAAACTTGGCAACCACCTTCAATGTTGGACGCCCCAGAAGCACCTCCTGGATATAAACACAGGTGGTTACGTGCAGAAGTCCGAGGACACGATGACAAAGCGAATATGTCTAAACGTATTCGTGAAGGATTCGAACCAGTAAGAGCGGAAGACTATCCAGAGTTTGACTCTCCTACAATAGACGACGGTAAACACGCGGGTACAATTGGAGTCGGTGGGCTAGTGCTTGCAAAAGTTCCAGAAGAAACCGTAGAAGAAAGAACTGATTACTTTAGACAAAGAAGTCAGGAACAACTTCAGGGAGTAGACAACGACCTTTTGCGGGATAGTGATCCTAGAATGCCTATTAGTAAACGGGACATTCAAAGGAACTCTAAAGTTGAATTTGGCAGTCGGGACGTAAGTTCTGATTAAATATCACTCTAATATGAGGGTTTAACAATGGCGAATACGGATGCACCTAATGGGTTCACCCCTGCTTTCTCTATGTATGGAGGAACGATTAGACCCAAGAAATTGCGTATTGCAAGTGCATACGGAACTGCTATTTATAGCGGCGACGTAGTCACGCTTTCTTCGGGTTATGTCAATCAAGCAGGAGCAACCTCAACTCC